CTTGGAGTTAACGGAAACCACATGAATGATGCTAGTATTGTTAGACAATATTGGTTGCAATCAAGAAAACAAGACAAGCGTATCGCTACAGTACACGATGGCTTTTTCTCACATATAGAAGACGCTGACTGGACTAAAGAGACGCTTAACGACTTATATGCTCAGGCTGTCGAATCAAGGGCAATTGAGCGAACAGTTAAGGCAATGCGCGACCAAGCGCTAGAAAACCTATCTTCAGGTAACATTGCTGCTAGAAGTAAGCGGATAGATGCTTTAATAGGAGATGTTAATTCTGGTCAGTTTACTAGGACTCAAATTAACGCTGCTGTTGACACTCTTCCAGGACTGGATGATGCTTTGATAAAAGCCACCGGAGTTGATCGTCGTACGCTCTCACTTCAACTAGGCAAGTTTCAAAACACAGCTGTCATCAATGATGTTCGTGGTAACATACAAGATGGCTTCTACAGTGTTGGTAAGCTAAACGAAGCAATGAAAACAATGCCTGCTTTAGAAAGGGCTTTAATTGACGAGTTCAAGATACCCAGAAACGGTTTACTTGACGCATACAGTCGACATGGTGCAACCAGACGTTTAACACGTGCTAAGCAAAGAATTGATGCCGGTACAATGACAGACGGTTCGTTCTACAATACCTTCGAACAAAATCTTAGAGAGCTTGATATAGTTTCTGTATCAGGTCTTCGCAAACGCATAGCTGCCGGTACATTCTCAATGGATGATTTTATTGCCGCTGGCTTAAAACAAAACGCTAATCCGCTAGACGCAAGTCGTGTGGACGCAATACTCGCACGATTGCTAGAGTCTAACAAGGGTGGAATAGATCCTGACAAGCTTGTTGATGGTCTTAAAGATTATCAGAAAAGCTTAAGTGGCTTTGCTTTGCGTGAAAAGAAAGCTATCCGTAGCTGGTATGAAACCACTATGGAAAACGCTAGAAATAGACGTCTTATTGACAAAGATAAGACTAACAAACAAATACTGGCTAAGACAGACGATTTGCTCAATAAAAGAACAAAGAATAAGTTTACCGGTAAAGACCTTCCAGATGTGTATAGAGACTTCGGTCCTGACCTGGAAAAGTACTACGGCATAGGTAATCTTGCCGAGTTAAATAAAGCATATCGCAATAATACGTGGAAAGTTGATGAGTTTATTCGTGATCAAAACGATCGCTATCGTGAGCTTTCTGCTAAAGACATTCTCCGTCCGCTTAAGGAAGGTGAAGATCGTTACGGGATTGGGCCATAAGGTCCTCTCCCGGCGATATAGCGAGTTAAAGAAACGGGAATAATCGTTTAGTATTAAACTAGTCACTCGTTTCGTATTTTATTTATTAAATTATTCCAAATTTATACCCTGCAGTTGTACTGCTTTTATGGGTATCATTCCGTGTCTGTGGCACAAAGGAGACTCTCATGTCTGAAGAAAATAACACACCAACAATTGAAACAACACTAGATTCTAGCGCAGATACTTTGAAACCTGCCGTAGACCTTAAAGACGCCGATGTAAACAGTTTAGTCCAGCAGATGGTTGCTGAAGAGCTGAAGGGTATTAAGGATAAGCTTAACAGTGCATACTCTGCTAGAGATGATGCTGTCAAAGCGAAAGCACTACTGGAAGAAGAAAAGAAATCAGCAGAAATTAAGCGCATGGAAGAAGAAGGCAAACATCAAGAAGTTGCCGAACTCAAGATTGCCGAAATGGCAGCTAAACTCGAAGCTCTGCAATCGCAGAACACTGCTCTAACTCGTGATAACGTAGTTAAAGGTGCTCTGTCAGGTGTAGAATTCCGTAACGACGTCGCAGCTGATATGGCATACGACCGAGTTGTTTCACAGATGACACAAGACGCAAATGGACAGTGGGTTCATAAGTCTGGTGTTTCTATTTCTGACTTTGTTGACTTGTTCTCTAAAGACGAAGCTAATTCTTTCTTACTTAAACCTAAGATGAATTCGGGTACAGGCGCATCCCCAATGATGGGTAACGCTCCTGACACTTCTGTTAACAAACCAATTTCCGAAATGTCTACTGATGAGATGCTACAGCACTTTGCTAAGCAGGCTCCTAACGGTAACACATTCGGTTTCTAAATAAACTTTTTATAGTCTAAAAAAACACTCTCAAGGAGATTAAAATGGCTGTTTCATCAAACACAACTCTTGGCAACTTCCAGTTTGCCCTGCAGAGCGCACTTTCTGCATACACTGACGAAATGTACACAAACGCTAAGAAGCTTTCTGGTACTGCTATCGTTGGTTCAAACGCTGACATCGATCCTTCAACTGAAACTTTCATCGGTCAGTCACGTTTCTTCAAGCCTTACTCAACACAGACTGTTAACGTTGCTTCTACTACTGACGCAACTGACGGCGCATACCAGTCATACACAAGTGACTTCCTGTCATACGTAAAGACTGTCCGTACACACGGTGCAAAAGAAGTTAACGTTCAGCGCGTTGTATCACAGCAGGACGGTCTTGCTAAGATCGCTCGTGATTTCGCTGAAGTTAAAGCACAAGACGAAGACGATGCAATCGTTGCTACTCTTAAAGGTGTAGCTGCTAAAGAAGCTGCTATCGGTGCAGGTCTTAACGATTTCGGTATGGACTACTCACAAGCTAACACTACTAACGGCTTCCACGTTGACATCAACGCAGCTGGCGCATTCGGTTCTGCTGGAACTGACCGCTCATTGATCATGGATCAGTCAAGCTCACTTTACGGTGGCATCCTTGGCGAGAACCTGTTCAAGTCTCTTTCACTCGGCTTTGCTGATTATGAGCCTGCATTCATGTACATGATCTGTTCACCAGAAATCATGACTCAGTTGCGTATTGCTAACCTTGTCGACCAGACAACTGTTACTGAAGGCAACATCGAGTTCTCAACTATCTTCTCAGGTAAGTTCCGTCTTCTTAACACTCGCACTAACATGGGCAACAACTCTGCTGCTTCTGACGTTACTGCTGAGTCTGTAAAGACTACTTTCCTTGTAAAGCCAGGCGCAGTTGAAATGGCGACT